CTCCATTAGTGACAATATAACTGACTGTAATTGTTGCACCATTTGCTGGTTTTTTACCTAAAACATTATCACCAAACATAATTTGGTATTTTTCATCATCTACCTCTTGAACTAAGAATAATCGAGACTCTGAATTAACATCAAATATGTTAGTATATGCATTATATGTTAAAACACCACTAGAATCACTTACTTCAACACGAATTGAAGAGGTATCAATGTTTGCATTAGGTAAAATGTACCTTTGATTTGTTTGTGAACTGTCTACAACAAAGGTTTTAGTTAGATAATTACCCTCATAGATTGAAATATTGTTAAAACTTGCAATTCCATTACTGGTTGGAGTCACTGTAATGTCTTCTGGTATTGAAAATGTATAACTTCCACCTTGAACAGCACCTAATGCCACTAGACCTGCATTTAATTTAACTTGTTGTGCACTTATTGATGATACATCGACATTAAAATTGACTGTTGCAACTGCTGATTTCTTTGATCTTGGTACATAACCAATGTTTCTTGCTAATGATACGACATTTTCACGTAGAGTTGCACTATCAATGAATGATTCATTGACAGCCATGTTCGTATTATAGGCAGTTATATAAGAGTTATATGCAAGAGTATCAATTAATATGGAAAAGTTAGATCCTTCAAAGTCAAAATCAGAAAAATTTGAGTTTGATCTCAAATAATCTTTGATTTGGGCTCTTATGGTATTAAAATCGAGGTTAGTAAACTGTGTAAATGACATTATATTCTAGTCGGTTGAAGTAAAAATTCGATATTTTGTGATGGAAACGGTAATCCTGTAATATCATACTCAATTCTTATCTGTAATTCGTATGAATCAACTAAAGATTCAGCAATAACACTTGTTAGTCTTATTCTTGGTTCGTAGTTTTTAAGTAAAACAGTGATCTCCCTCTCTAGAAATGATGAAATGTCATCTAAATTCGTTTCAAACAACGAATCTTCGATTGATGTACCCAATAGTTCGTTAAAAAACCTCTCATTTATGCGTGTTCGACATAAGTTGACGACTGATTTCTTGATTGCATCTTCATTCTTCAGCACAGTCACATCATTTGTGACAGGATGCTTCGTAAATGACAAACTAATGTCCTTAAATGCACGAGAAATTTTAACTACCATTCATTTTGATATATTTTTCCTAATATATCTATAAGGGTTTTTTAATATTATGTTTATTTATTAGTCTTCTTTCAAAAATTCAGGTTTTTTCTCTTCTTTTTCCTCATAATAAGCATCAGCATCGTACTCACTAATCAGTTTTTTACCACTTTTGATGAATTCTTGCGATTTGTCCATTTTAATGACCATTTTTTCCTCCGTATTGGTTTTATTTATCCCAATTCGGGATTTTCTTTGCGTTCTTTGGCAGTTTTCCAGAAATAATTCTCTTCTGAACCTAATCCATCACGATCATGACCGTTTTCCACCTGATAATACACAGTTGATACTTTAAAATCAGGATTCTTAGGTGTCTCAGGAGTGATACTATTGTCGTATATCCTCATTCTGTTGTTTGGATAGAGACAAAACTGCCCATTATCCAATTCTAAGAGATTATGACTCTTATGTTCAGCAGGTTGTTCACTTGTAGAGTAGTCTATGGCATCTACATCTTGATGATAGTTATCTAATGTAATGACATACTTACCTAACTGTGATCCATAGTCTCTGGTATACAATTCGTAATCCATAGAACCTATAAACTGTTTGCATATAGTTGTGACACCATAGTCCATACAGTTCCAGAACTGTAAATTTTCTAACGACATATCAGGATCTGGTGTCTTAGGTTCGCTTACAAATGCACTGATTGGTAACTTATCATATATTGCTGCATACTCTGGTAGGTATGTCTCAAAATAAAATGCTCTACCTGGCATTGATTTACAAGATACCCATACGCCAGGTGTAAATTCACCATGACCTGATTGAAAATCAGTTAGATATTCTTTTCTCACCCACACTTCTTCTGCGGGCATGTTACTAATTAAGGTCGCCATCTATAATCACCGAACATGAACATACAAGATTTCTATCTCCATACACATTATCTATTCTAGCAACAGCAGGCCAGAATTTGTGCTTAGGACTGTTAGGGAACACTGCCTCTTCACGTGTGTATGCATGCACCCACTCACCACATATCTCTGACTGTGTATGCGGTGCGTTCTTTACTATCTCTGGGATAGTATGTATCTCTCTTTTTATTTTATCCATAGCATCTACAAATCTTTGCAACTCATCGAGTGACTCAGACTCTGTAGGTTCTACCATCATAGTTCCTAACACAGGCCATGATAGTGTATGTGCATGGAATCCATAGTCCATAAGTCTCTTCGCTATATCTTCTGCTGTTACTGGTAAGTTACGACAGTCAAAGATACACTCATGTGCTATCCTACCATTCTCTCCTTTATATAAAACTTTGAATGAGTCTTCTATCTTATGTGCTAACCAGTTTGCTGATAGCAATGCAACCTCTGTTGCTTGCTTGAGTCCATCAGCACCCATCATTCTTATATACATCCAACTAATAGGCAAGATAGATGCACTACCTTGTACTGCTGCTGATACTCTTTGATTTACAAATGGTGTAAGATGTTTTGCTACACCAATAGGACCTACGCCAGGACCTCCACCTCCATGTGGAATGCAGAATGTTTTATGTAAGTTTAGATGACATACATCTGCACCATAGTCACATGGTTTTGCTAGACCTACCTGTGCATTTAGATTTGCACCATCAAGATATACTTGACCACCATTCTCATGAACGATCTTACATATCTGTCTAATGTTAGTTTCAAATACACCATGTGTAGATGGGTATGTAATCATAATACATGACAGTTCAAATGTATTCATGATTGCTTTCTTCTCTAGATCTTTGATGTCTATGTTGCCTTCTTCGTCACACTTAACACCTACAACTTTCATCCCTGCCATCACTGCTGATGCAGGATTAGTTCCATGTGCTGACTCTGGTATCAGACATACATTTCTTTTATCATCTCCTGATCCTTGATGGTATGCTTGGATTGCTAACAGTCCTGCATACTCACCCTGTGATCCTGCGTTAGGTTGTAATGATATAGAATCAAACCCTGTGATATCACATAACCATTTCTGTAAGTCATCTATTATCTTTTGATAACCCATGGTCTGTATCATAGGTGTATGTGGATGCACATTAGCAAACTCTTCCCACGATACAGGCATCAGTTCTGATGCTGCATTTAGTTTCATTGTGCAACTACCTAGTGGCATCATACCAGTTGTCAATGAGAAATCTTTTGATACTAATTCAAAAATGTATCTCATCATATCAGTTTCACTGTGATACTTATTGAATACTTCTTGACGTAACCAAGGTTTAGTTCTCTCTGGTATGCTATGCCATTTGTATCCTACAATATAATCCCACGCTTGGTAGATAGTATCTTTATGTTGTGTATAATCTTTCTGTGTATTTACAATATCAAATACAGTATCAAAGTCTGATAGTTCATCAAGAGATAGTGTAATGTAACCACCCTCATACTTGACATTGTATCCTTCTACTAGTGCATCAGACTTCCACCTGACAGTATCAAATCCTTCATTGTCATCTACCTCAAAACCATTCCATTTTAGAACAGACACCAGAGTCTGTCGTAGTAATCTAATTCTTCTTGCTATAGCGTGTAGTCCTTCCGCACCATGATATGCTGCATAGAATCCAGACATATTTGCGAGCAGTGCTTGTGCTGTGCAGATGTTACTGGTTGCTTTGTCTCTTCTGATATGTTGCTCTCTAGTCTGTAGTGCTAATCTATATGCTTTGTTACCTTCACTATCTACTGACTGACCTACAATACGACCAGGTATCTTTCTTTTATACTTGTCTATTGTTGCAAAGAATGCAGAATGAGGACCTCCGTATCCCATAGGAATACCAAACCTTTGCATACTACCTACAGCAATATCAAATCCCCACTCACCTACAGGTTGCATCAATACCTGACACATAGGATCTACAATTGCTATCTTGACACACTTATATACTTCTGCAACTCGAAGTAATGCATCACAATATTTTAGTTGTCCACTCTTATTTGGAAGTTGAACTATCATTGCAAATGCATCATCAAATTCTATAAGATCAATAGTATCAAAGATGTCAAGCATCTTGATTTCAATGCCTAATGGTTTTGCTCTGGTCTCTATAACTGCTAGAGTCTGTGGAAATATATCTTGATCAACTATGACAGTCTTCTTATCTCTTGTAGAATTATATGCTAACAGCATTGCTTCTGCTGCTGCAGTTGCTTCATCTAATAGAGATGCGTTTGCTATCGGTAGTCCTGTGAGTTCTGTGATGAGCGTTTGGTAATTGAATAAAGCTTCCAATCTTCCCTGAGATATCTCAGCTTGATAGGGAGTGTAAGATGTGTACCAACTAGGATTCTCAAGAACGTTTCGCTGTATGACTGGGGGTGTAATGGTTCCATAGTATCCTTGACCTATAAGACTAGGTTTTACTTTGTTTGCTTTTGCTATATTTTTTAACTCTGCTAGTGCTTGATGCTCATGACATCCTTTTGGTAAGTTGTTCTCACCTCTGAGTAGTATGCTATCTGGTACTACTTGTCTTACGAGTTCATCTAAATTAGAAAGACCCAAATCCTTTAGCATTTGAGTCTGTTGATCCTTGGAAGGACCTATGTGTCTTCTAAGAAAATCACTCATATGTTTTGAAAAATTCTTTTAGTGTAGTTTGATAACCTGACTCACGACTAGGAGGTTCCTTTATCCCCTTCATCTTCTTGTAGTCGTTGTGCATCGCTTGGAGTAACCATGCCTGTGCTAGTTGCTGAGGTCCCTCTTTCAACAACTGGATTTGAAATTTCGATAGACCAGCCTTCATCTCCAAATACTCCTGTCTCCACGATAGTCGGTTCTGTTCTGTCATCTTCCTCCCAGATCTTTTTGATTGCATCTGCCTGACGGTCTACGTCACGCATAGTATTATATATTTTAACATCAATCCATTTATTTTTCAACCACTCTATAACACCAAGCAACAAGAAAGAGATAGGGAAGCGTTGCTTCTTCGCCCACCTCTCTGCCTTTGCATACCAAGGATCTGTACCTTCACCAAATTGTTTTTCAAACTCTATCTTCATCCACCTGCCATGTCATCATAGTTGATGTCTTCTGCATCAGTAATTGCTCTCATCATCTCTGCTATGTCCTCCTCTGGTCTAGGATTTTCAAAGAGAGAATCCTTTGAAGGTTTCTTTGGTAACATCTTGTTTGATTCCTCCGACGACATAACTTTCAATCTCCGTTTCTTGTGGTGCGTTCTGTTGTCCCTTACTATTTAACCAGTACTGTGTCCATGGTAAAGGATTGTTTCTAATACCAACATCATACAGTGGATCAAAACCAAGGGCACGTAGTCTTCTGTTAGCAGTGAACTCTACGTACTGTGATAATAACTTTTCATTTAGTCCTATCATGCTGCCATCCTTGAAGAGGTATGATGCCCATGCCTTCTCTTCTTCCACAGCATTCTTAAACATCTCTATGATGTTGGGTTTTTCTTCTGCAGCGATGACCACCATTTCTTCATCGTCACCATTTTGCCACGCTTTGATGATCTGTTGAGTAAGGACAAGATGTTGGCTTTCATCTCTGGCGATAAGAGAGATAATTTTAGCGGATCCTTCCATAATTTTGAGTTCACCAAACGCAAACGAGCAAGCGAAGGAGACATAGAACCTAATGCCCTCAAGAATATTGACGTTGAGTACTGCTCGGTAGAGTTTTCTTTTGAGTTCTTTCCTGTCATAACTTCCTGATGGGTGGCCTTCAGCGGCCATCCTCCAGATGTTACCGCTATCGTATTCGTGTGCATGATTTATAAGTTCGTTATACGATGAAGTTACTGAGCTTGCACGACTTAATATCTTTTCATCTCCAAGTATAGTATCGAACACTTCACTTGGATTGGGGTATACGTTTTTAATTATGTATGTGTATGATCTACTATGGATCATCTCCATGAGTTGCCATACATTCATTGCTCCCTCCAATTCTGGAAGAGAGCAATAGGGCATGAATGCCATGCCAGGTGCTCGACCTTGTACACTGTCAAGCATGATCTGGTACTTCAGATTTGAAGTATATATATGCTTCTGTTCTGGTGTCAGCATTTTATAATCTGCTCTATCCTTTTGGAGTGATACCTCCTCAGGTCTCCAGAAATAACCTAACTGTTGTGTTGTTAGTTTATCAAATACAGGATACTTATACTCATCATATCTTTGGAGACCAAGGGGTTGTCCAAAGAACATGGGTTGCTTCTTACTATCCACAGGGTTGGTATTGAATACCGTTACCCCATCAAACTTTCCTTCGTTAGAATATCCGTTCCAGTTTTCTGTCATTAGATTTTACATGATTCGCAATCGTCGTCTGCTGTCTCTACCTCAGCTAGTAAACTCTCTAGTCTACTCTTATTATCCTCTAGTTCATCACCATCTTTCTTAGCATCATATGTATTCTGATAGTAAGAAGTCTTCCAACCATATTTGTATGTGGTCAGTAGATCCTTTGCCATTTCA